TGTGTGTCGCTAATAACGTGTGTACATGTGGACACACAAGTGAATATGCCATACTTTGCATATATTGATTATCTACACACGCTTTTGTGTCGAGTAAGCCGGGTTGTTTGTTTAAATATGCACCCCTCACGAGCTTTGCGCCAATTTTAAATCCATCTTTGTGTGCGTTGTCTATATCACACAGGAGTTCTTGCATTGCGAGTTTACGATACATTTGATACGTTTTATAGACGTGAACATCCTCTTTCGTGTTATGTTCGGCCATCATGGTATAGCATATTTCTGGATACAGTACATCTTCGGCGTCTATACACACTTTCACTTTCCTTGATTTAGCATGTTTTATGATAGAATGTGCATAATCCTTTGCGTCTGATTCACTTTCTCTTGAACCGAAACTTGTGAGTTTTATAGCACACATCGAACCCATTGGAAGGGAGGTGATGATTCTCTTTGTTGTCTGCGCGATTTCATAGGCTTCTGAAAGTTTGCAGTTTTCTTTGGCGTAGTCTACTATGATCTTTTCACCTCTTCTGTGTATTATGTCCATGACTCGTGGCAATTCTTTGAATGTCGCCGCATATCTGAGCATTACTTTATTTGAGATATTTTTCGTCTAAATCATTTTTCAATTCAACTACACCCCTGTAATATCTTTTGAGGTCCTTCATGAACCTTTTGTTTTTTTCCAGGCATTCACATGCTGGTTTATTAAGGTAAATCCATGCGAGGTTTGATTTTGAGTATCTAGTTTCCTTCTGATTTTGATTTGGCTTTCTTGGGACGACTTTCCTTTTCACAGTTTTCTTGAGTGGTTCTGTACGTTTGGTAAAACTAATGGCTTGCATCACAGTGTCCGCGAGGTCATCCTTTTTCTTTGATTCTTTAAATATAGGTAACCAATGTTCATTTATAGGGTTATCATTTAAGAATGCTTCACAACGTTCAATTGATACCTTTTTACGTTTAAGATATTGTGCTTTACCAGGTCCACATACATCTGGAATTTTAAACTTTGCATCGTAAATGATAGTTTCGGACTTAGGGGCTTTTATTACAAAATACGCATGTAAGAAATTTTCTACCATTTTCATTTTCTTATTGCGATCTGGCTGTTTTTCTATGAGAATTATATCTGTGTCCAGAATCCATGGTTTTTCATCGAGATGGTTTCGCATAGACACGAATAGGCCATCCTTTGATTCGGGTGGAACACCTGATACATCCCAATTCATGACCAAATTACACGAGTCATCGAATCGGCATATAGCTAAGTTTCGTATACCTACGTCTATACTGACTATCATTCATTTAAAGAAAAATTATTTCTTTATATATTATAATGAAGAACACTAAAATAAACACAATCATCTTGTTCGTGTCTCTCATTGCATTGGTCATATGGCTTGGTTCCATCAGGATGCGAGAAAACCTCAAGGGAGATTCTAAAGCAGTTGCGTATGTGAGAGATGCCTCACCCGAAAAGTTTGTCAACCCATACATATTGTATGGTATGGCCAAGGAAATCACAGACGATGAAGAGAAGCTCGCTCGAATCATACCACTCGCGAAGGCGAACAAACGCGCAGAATTGATTAAACACCTCGAATCTTTGTAATTAAACGTATTTTTGTTTTTAGTGGTCACAGTACACCACAGAGAACAAAAATAAAATTTAACGTTTCATACCAGGCAATTTTACGGGCATTTTAGAAAAATTCGCACTATTTATTTTTTTCTGACCTGCTGGAGAAAGTCCCATTATTATCACAGCGACTATCATCAAAAAGGATATACCAGCGATGGCTATTATAGCATATTTCATAGGTCCAGTGGCGGCACCTATAATACCGGTTGCAGCCTCACCAGCTTCTTCTATCACTTCGGCCGCACCACCCGCTTCAGTAGATGCAGATGCCTCCGCTTCAGATATGATATCATTTACAACTTTATTAGATGTAGCAGCCGAAAGAATATTTTTAGCGACCGCTTGAGCCGCCAGATCAGCGGATATGTTTTGTTTGAAAGTTAATTGTTCGCCATTCAAACATATGGTTTCACCTATTTTAATTTCCTGGCCCTGGACATTAACGGCACTGTTTATAGTTTTGGTAAGATTATTTGTTTCCATCATAGTTTTGACCACATTTTCGATTTCAGTATTAATTTTTTGGTCAACATTTTGGCGATCCCCAAATTGAAAGTTACCCATTTGCGACTGTTTATCGAGAGCGGCACCAGCCTGTGCCTGGAGTTCGCTCACAAGTTCATTCGATACCGTTTGGAAACTTTGCGTAATTTGTTGAGTCGTTGCCATAAAACTCGAATTAATGGTTTGGTCAGTTGTTATATTACAACCCACATTCCTTCCTATATCGAGACTCATATTTTGAATGTTCTGCATAGTGTTTTCATTTATACTTTCGTTGTTTGTAACAGACTCATATAGTATATCATTCACGACGGACATATTCATTTCCTGTTTTATAGTGGAACTTCCTCCGCCACCCATATTTATGGTTTGCTGAGAAAAAAATATTCTACTTAAAGACAATTACACACATCTAAACTATGTGGTGTTGGTGGTGTTGTCATCCATTTGAAGGTGATATACTTAAATTACCTTATAAATATGACGAACTTAGAAATAAATTTCACACGTGCGGTGGATTTTGTTCATGGAGCTGTATGAAACGTTACGCAATAGATAAATATGGTATTACACGAGGTGGTATCATATGTAGTAATATAATCATTATGCGAAAGAAGCTATACAACAAACTCGGATCTATCACGATGGCTCCATTGAGAGAACAATTAGACGTATTTGGTGGTGACCTCACTATAGATCAATTTAGAAGTAATAGTATTGTAGACAGAGAGAAACCCATGGAAATAGATTCAAAACCACTTGAAGACCGAGTTATACCGATTATTTCAAACACGAAAAAGATGGATGAAATAAACAGTTCTACCGGTAAGAACGAGACTTTAAAACTCAAAAGAGAAAAGCCTCTGAAAAGAAATGAGAATAACCTCGAGTCAGCACTTGGACTCATCATTAAGCCCAAATCGTAAAAGTCGGCGCTGTTTATTCGTTGGTTTTGATTTTGGTATATGACTAGAATTCAAACTATCTACCCATCTGTTACCATCATAGGCTCTCCAACGCAACCCATATTTCTCTATCACCTTTCTACACAAAACACACGGGAGCGATGTCCCGTTACCATAACTCGTCTTTCTGTGTATAACGAGTGTACCAAACTTTCGTCGTACCCACGACGCAAATTGGTGTATCCTGTTACCACGTTTCAAGCATTCGTGTTTGAGAGCTTTTATCATTCTGCGTTCGGCGCAACATATACAATCACTTTCGAAAAGCGCGAAAATGACGCGTCGTATGCGTTGTGACTACTGGATAGCTCGGCATTTTACCTGAGTATCATTCGAGTCTCTCTTTTAATAGAGTTACAGTTGTCACATACATGACCTTCAAATACAAACGAACATGTGTCACACTCGTTGAGTACTCGTATGTTCCTTTGTACAAGCTTATTTTCTGAATACAGAATCAAATCTCTTACAGTGTATATACCGTACATTACCATAGTTTCAAGAGAAGGAAACTTCATCTACTTACCAAAGCAACCACAACCTTTAGTTACCTTTAGCATTACGGAGAAGCTATCGATCATTGGTGGAACCATCTTCTTAAGAACGACCTCGAGTTCAGAGTCTTCTTCACCTTCGTCAATTTGTTCGATGATAGAATAAATGAGATCGATCACGAGTTCTTTCTTTTCGGGTCCCTTGAGAGCCTTAATCTTGTTGACTTCCATCATAAGTGTGGAGACAATACCACAAATGTTTTCCTTGTTGATACCAGTCTTCTTGTAGCGGTTCGCAAGAGCCTTCACGCGTTCAATCACAAGCTGGGCTTCCTTCGATTTGTCATCATATCCAGAGAGGACGTTTTCTGGGGTACTCATTATATTCTTACCATAGAAATAATTTCTTTAACAATTGTAATGGATACAGACAAGTTGTTATTGGTATCGGCTATATCGTTAGGTGTGTACCAAATAATATATGAAATAAATGAAGCATACAAAAAGGACGACCTGTCTGACCTTGATCCACACTATATCATGATCGGTGTTTTAGCTGGTCTTCTATGGTCTGTATACAATTACAGAAAGGGTTCGAATTATTATTCGATGTATTCACTAATTGGTTCCCTGATAGGTCTATACACATTGTATCGGATTTACAAAGAACGGGAGGAGGAAAAACGGTTTCCTTAACCATTTTACCCATGAATTCTAATATTTTACACTTTTCTTCGAATGTCAATCTTCCTGTCTTCTGAAACACATAAGACAGGAGCATTAATGTGATGTATATTGATTGTACTATGTGCATCTACTTTTTGCACACTTTTAAAAGTAGATTTTTACCCTCATTCGATACGTTATCCATGTATCTTACATAAAACTGGAGTGGTGTGCGTTGTTTACCGTCTAAGTATGCAATTTTTATAGTTTTTGATTTTTTAAATCTCTCGAGTGCGTCGTAGTGTTTTGCACACCATAGTTTTATTCTGTCTATGTGTGGTTGAGAACGAGCTATTGTTGCATCCCTCGATTTCTTGGTAGCGGACAATTGTATTTTGTAATCTATATAATCATCAACCTCTATAAAATCACCCATTGTTTTTTCGGCTGGAATTATCTTTGTATTTGCGGCAACGGCGTCCACTAGAATTTTTTTCAATTCATCGAGTTCAAATTTCTTGACATAAAACTCCTCTGTACCTTCTATCGCACCAGAACGTTTAGCTTCGAGTGCTCCTGTTGTTGCTAGTATCACAGTGAATATACTACTGACACAGCACAATATCAGAATGGTTAACACAAATTTTTGTCTTCTTTCCATCTGTTATGTACTGATATTAAAATTAGGGAGTTGTGGTCTGTGGGTACTGTTTATAACTCGATATGGATGTTCGCCCGCGTCTAGGTAAAGTTATACCACGCTTTTTCATGGCAAAATAAACGGAAATGAGTAGTATGACCACATTTATAACAATCGAGGCTATACCGTAGTTTCTGGCACTCTTATCAGCTGTGTCTTTGCATTCACGGGTCAAAGCGACAGTCATAGCACCCGCAATCACGCCAACCAAGCTTATTATACCACAGAAGAATGCACCATCCGATTTTATAAATTTAGAAAATACAAGAGTAAAGAACAATGTTAACACCATCGTGAGTGTGTGACTCAAAAACATTTTTATGTTTTTCCATTTTTGGGACGTTTGTATTTGATCACAATTTATGAAGGTTTTTATACCAGCTATTCCGATTCCCATGTAAATCATGGAAACCACGAATATGAAAAATAATTCAGTGGATGAAATATCAAATTTCATACCCCTTTCACCAAGTTTGTCGAGGAGTTGCTTAGTATTAAATGTGTCGAGCACAGACATGTTATATCTTGTACTGAGAAATTATTATAGATTATAGCCGTGACAATAGTATGATATTAAAGACTAATCAATATAATTATATAAATGGAGGTGTCATTGACTAAATGTAAAACGGACAAATATAACGTTTACGTGATGGACGATGATGAGTTTGTAGGAGCACAAATAAGAACCACTGGTAAATTATGGGAAGAATGGATTTCGGATGAAGTAAAAAAATACTATAAAGAGGGTACTGATATTTTGGATATAGGTGCTAATATAGGTACTCACACACTCCTTTTTTCTGAAATTGGACCGGTTCATTCCTTTGAACCGTTATATCATGCCGTAGTAACACAAAACGTGAAATCAAATTCTTTAAAAAATCCTGTAAAGGTGTATCCATATGCTCTATCTGATGAGGCGCAATTGAGAAACATGTATTTACCGAGACGAATGCCTCATGGCCTAAAAAACTACGGGGGGTCTTCTATGCATTTAAATGAGACCGCCGCACATTCGAACACACCCGTTCCTGTCGAATGTAAGACGTTGGATGAGGTTTATAATGGTGTACCATCTGTTATAAAAATGGATGTTGAAAATCACGAACCGTATGTACTGCGCGGTGCAATAAATACTATAAAGACTCATAAACCCGCTATTATCATAGAGATAAGTAATTATGAAACAAGTGAGGTACCTAAAATACTACAAAGTTTTGGTTATACCAATTACACAACCCCCGATAATTCAAACTACATATACACAACTTAAAGTTTTTAAATGTATTGAAATACATGTTGACTATTTTACATCATCTTGGTCTAGGTGATGCTATAATGCTCAATGGTATGGTCAGACATTTTGCCGAAAAGGATGACGTTTGCATTTTCATACAAAAACAACATGAAGACTCTGTGAGATTTATGTATAGGGATTTGACTAATATCAAGATTAAACTTCTAAATAGCACAGATGCACAGGAAATGTGGTCTCAAGTTGAGGGTCGGATATTACCACTCGCTACATATAAATTACCGAATCAACATTGGGATTTTGCTACGAGTGGTCCATTGAGTGAGATGGTCAATTGGGCTCATAGTATATACATTCAAGCTGGTATACCGCCTAAATATATGTATTCAAAATTTAAGGTTGTGCGCGACCGTGACTCAGAAATCAAATATGAACACAATGATTACGTATTTATACATGATGATGTAAGTAGGGGTATGAAAATAGATACATCCCATACGAATACATACAGGGTTACGCGGGACAGGTTGGATAGCAATTCAAATATATTTGATTATTTGACAGTCATAGAAAACGCATCTGAAGTTCATTGTATGGATAGTTGTTACGCGTGGATGATAAATATGATGGAAATTGGAAATCCATCTAAAAATTTTTTACATTTGAATGTAAAGGGTAATTATACCCATAGAATGGTGAAGACCGTGTTCGGTGATGATTTATGGACGCATGTCTAATAACTCTTTTCCTCTACTATGTCCGAACCCTGTTCTATGTTTATTACCTTTTTAATTCTGCATCTTTCGTCGTTGCATTTATAGATATTTCTAGCTTTTTCTATAAATTCTTCACCGAAATCATTTTCTTTTTCATGCTTCCGAATACCATCTTCTAGATCCCACAGTTTGTTATTCACGGCTTTTAAATCATTTTTATGTGGTGTATCGAATTCGTACTTGACAAGTACCTCAAGTTCATGTCGAATATTTTTCAATTTAAGCTCGTCTTTTACGCGTTCACTCTTAATCTCTAGAATCGTGATTTTATCGATGAGTTCGCCTTTTGATACTTCTACGCGCATTTTTAAATTTACTATAGTTATCTTTAATACATAAAAGAAATTACATTATAAAGTTTTTACAATCAGATTAGAGAATCGTAAAAGTTTTTTCCATCGGGTGAAACATAATTACCATCTTCCCATCTATTATCCTGTTTATCAATAGACTTTATGTGCCAAAGTGCGATACTTGGTTCGGGATTTAAAGCGAGTGGTTTATTCGCACCAATGATATTTTCGTGTAGCTTATTTCCGTAGTATATCTTCTCGTCATTTTTGAAGATTCTCCCTTGATAATCAGGCCAATTAATCCAATCCACTTCATTCATATTGAAATTGTGTTTATCTAACCATTCTCGTGTACATCCGGGGTGAATGTTAATTCTAGGAATGGCGATCAGGTCACATTTTGTTTCCTCAATCATACCCTTGAGTCCTTTGATAAGTTTTTCTTTAGGCATCTCATCTGGATCAATCACAAATATATAATCACCCTTACATTGCTTTATGTGAAAGTTTCTATGGGATGCAAAATCTCCGTCAAATTCTCTCTCATATGTAACTATATAATCTTTAAAATGTTCCAATACGCGCAACACTTGTGATGTGACATGAGCGGTGTCCACTAAAACATTAATTTCATCTTCGGTATCCTTTGTTCTTTTTAAAAATGAAATGAGCGAATACAAATCTTTTGATTCATTACACACAGTGATAGCATAAGATAATTTCATTAATATTAAAGATTAAGATATCTTTAAACTAAACATGATACCAAAGGTTATTCATAAAGTAATACTAGTTGATGGAGGTAAGATACCCGAATTACCGGATGGAATGAAGAAAGCCATAGAAACATATTATAGAATGAATCCTGGGTACAAAGTAAAGTTGTTTTCTGGAAATGACTGTGTCGAGTATATCAAAAAACACTTTGATGAAAGAATACTTAATGCATATGAAAAACTAAAACCATATTCATATAAATGTGATTTGATGCGCCATCTTATATTATATAATGAAGGTGGGTGGTATGCAGATGCGAGAATGGTATGTTATACACCACTTGATATCTTAAATGACTACGACAAGGAATTTTATGTGTGTATAGATACACCACAAAGACAACCGTGTATATGGACTGGTTTTGTAGGTTCTATTCCAAAACACACAATTTCTAAAAAAATGATAGATTTGATCGTGTGGAATGTCGAACACATGCATTATGGTGTAGATTGTTTGGCTCCCACTGGCCCCATCGCTTATACAACTGCGTGCATAGACTATTTGCGTATGTTTCCATCAAAGTGTATGATAGGAAGACATGTAATAGATAATGGTGAGCAATTTGTAGACTATGAATGTGGACGGGTTGCAAAAGTTAAATACAATAATGCACGAGGTGCAGACAATAGAGATATAAAAGGTGGGAATGATTATGGTGAAATGTGGAGAAACTGGGATGTCTACATGATCCCGTGATTAATTTCTTCAATTTATATTAACATGCTCGAAGAGGAACTTGACGACCTCACCAAGAGAAGATTAGAACTTGATGAAATCATATCTGATCTGTACGAGCTTAAACCACTTTTAGAAAAGTGTGAAAATGACACTCTTTTAAAAGGGTACAAAGAATGTGAGTCGAGTACGTTTTCTTTATCTGAATGGTACATACGCACTAAACCACTCTTTAAAGATCTCATATCTTGGCTTAAAATGTATTACGAACAAAAAATGGAAACGCAAAATGAAACGGATCAACTAAGACAAAAAATCAAAAAATTGCGCCACGAAATACTCACGTCATTTAATAAATCTTAAGAATTTCTGCTACAGCCGGGTGTCTTAAGATATCTTCGTCGTGCATGAGTACGTGTTCCACATATTCAAAATCATTACCCTTGAGTTTGTGTACGAGATCGGCCAAACCATTTTTCTTGTTTACCAGGTCACTTTGTTTCAAGTCACCCATAACGATCATTTTAGAGTTTTCACCGAGACGTGTGAGTAACATCTTCATTTGGTTTGGTGTACTGTTTTGCATTTCATCACCAATGATGAATGAATCATTAAATGTTCTTCCTCGCATGAATCCGAGTGGTTCAACTTTTACACAGTGTTCAAGTTGGTTGCGCGTGAGTTGCATTTCAAAAACATCCATCATCGGTCTAATCCATGGTTCCATCTTTCTTTCCATTTCACCGGGTAAATAGCCCATGTCTTCGTCAGCCGCAACGATTGGCCGTGTGAGAACAATCCTCTTACATTCTTTGTTTTTCAATTGTTCAGCCGCATATTGACACGCAAACATGGTTTTACCTGAACCAGCTGGACCAGTTGCGATTACGATTGGTTTGTGTGACTGTAACACTTTGACATATTCAATTTGACCTGGAGTTTTGGGGATATTCATCTATAGTTACTTAAGGTTTTTTCTTTATTACATTATAAGATGGAGTTTCATTTCATAACAGTTGGTCGTAGTAGTCTTGCCACCATAACTGATCCAAACCGTAAACCACGGGCACTTTGTTTCAGGGATAGAGTCGATGCAGTTAAATACATTGATTATTTGTCTACGTACAGGTCAAAATTTGGGCGTTGGCCGAATGTTGATTTAAGCGAACCTGTCACAAAGATTGAAACTCTCCACGGTGCTAAAAAGCGAACACCTGAATATGTACGTAAATTCATAAAAGTGAATACTCTTCAGCAGCACGAATTAAACGGTATGTCTATGTCATCTGGATTGTCTTATTTTTACTGCCACAATTTTGATTACACTGATGAATTAACAGCCTTGAAATTACGGGGACAAGAGATAGACGCCGCTGTTGACGAAGACATGTATAAAAATTGGCTTGAATGTAATTTAAAGATAGATTAGTATACTATACAAAAATGGGAAGCCTGTCCCTTCGTTTTGATCCAACAAAGAAAGAACACGCCGAATGGTTGAAGCGTGTGGGTGATAGTTTCAAAAAGTCTATGCGTGAAAAACATGATTTTATGAGTGATGTAAACAGTAATCCAATCACCGACGAACCAATCAAACCACAAGATTGGGCACAGTTACACTTTGTATTGGCGATGAAATACACAGATGCGGTATTTGATGGAACTGCGTACATCCCAAAATAAAAACTTAGCTTACATAAATGCTCACCGCTGTGTTGGCTCTTTTGATTGTGTATCTCATTCTCAGGCAAACGGAATTGTACGGAGTTAGATTATTAGATGGTGAGTGGGTTCCAACCATAAACGATGTACACAGAAAAGGTGGTCCATTCAATAAGTGTTCCCCAGAATCGTTCGGTGATTGCGAAAGACCAGAATTTAAGTACTTAAGTCGGTATTAATTTTATAATAATTAAGTAATTCAGTATGATTAGACAATACGTTCAAGGAAAATATGCAGAAATTTTGGGGCTTCCGTGTGATAGCCCTCTATGCGTGAATCTCGAGAAAAGTACACATAACTGGGCAGTGAACAGGAGTACATCACTTGGTGATGTCGCTGCAGCCGATAATCCTGATCACATGAACCGTTATAAACATAAGTTTCTCCAGATTCAATACAATTTAAATAATTCACCGTGTCTTAAGAATAGAATTTTAGAAGGTGTGGTAAAAGCGCAGAGTGTTATGGAGTTATCACCACAAGCACTTTGGCCAGATGGACCATGGTCTAAGATGAAGGAACATTGTGTGTCGAAAGAAATGAAGAAAGAATACAAATCGAATGTTTTGAAAGATCCTAATTATGTAGGTATCTTCAAATGTAAGAGATGTAAATCTCATAAGACGACGTATTACGAGATGCAGACAAGATCTGCGGATGAACCGATGACGGTGTTTATTACATGTCATAATTGCGATTCTAGGTGGAAATCTTAATCACGTATTTGGAATCGGTGAGGTCTGTGTCTTGGTCTCCTACTGATAATACATAATTGTACCCAGTTTTTCGCTTGAGTTCGCCTTTCTTTTGAGCTGGAACTATATGAAGTTCATCATAATATATTCCATACATATACAGTTGGCATCTTGTGAAGCATAACATACCCGGTATGTTTGGCCTTGCAGTCATGATGACTATTCTGTATCCGAGTCTGACGCAGTCTTCTAGTAGTTCTATAGCTGGAATGTTAGGTCTAGTGTTTGTAAATATAAGTGTGTTATCTATGTCAAACATAACTGCGTCATTATATTTTACGTACCTGTTTTTCAATACATTCATTGTAACCTACTTTAAGACTAGAAATTAACTCTACTAAATGATAGTGGACGTTGCATTTGAGGATGGAAGTGTATCCATGTGTCGAGTGTTACAGGAATTGAACGACTATGAATATCTTGTTGAAGAATTTGTGTGTCGTCGAAGTGGTACGTGTAAGTTTAGCGGTGAAACACAGTCTATTTCAAAAGATGCAGTATGTGGGTATTATGATGTCATGAATGTCGAAGATACTGGGTTATATAGAAAAGTATCCGAAGGAGTTTATGAACCCATATACGATTCTGACGAGGATTACGAGATGTCTTCCGATGAAGAGAGTGAATCTGATATCAGCCTGGATGATGAATAATAAAATCTACATGTATATAAATGAAAAACAGAAACAACCTACTTCTACCAGGTTCTATAGTGGCACTCGTTCTTTTGTACACATTTGTTTACAAGCCATCCCAAAAGAAGGAAAAATATTGCGGTGCGTGTGCGGGTAAGTAAACGTCGCTTAAAAAATACATGCGTTTAATCACAAATGGCACCGTACAGACCACCTAATACTCACTACAGTGAGTTAGACGTCTCGTCGTACGAGGAAGATGACATTTTCAAATTCGTTGGTAAGTCAGGTAAGAGATTCTATTGGCTCACACGATTTTTAGATTTGTCCTATCTCTGGTACGACAAGAACCGTAAAGTCATAGAAATATGGGGACCGTATGAATCCCTCCAAAATTTTCAAGCGCATCACGTGATAGAGTGTGAATTAAACCTAAGTTGTAATAAGGATTAAGAAATATAACTCAATATGTTCAAGAGACCCGCTATTCGTTCCAGACCCACCACGGTGATTCCATCGACTCGACCAGCCGTGGGGTCATTCTTGCATTCTATTTTGTATCCACCAAAATGCGAACCTTATAAAAGAGAAATGACGTATATCCAGAATTACGACAATTACATAGACAATCTTCGAAGGTCATGTGAAAAAAGTGGCGCAGAGTTTGTTATGCCCAAGTATGTGTTACCTTTACCAGAAAAGGAACCGGCCCAGAAAAAAAATGTACCGCGTGTTGAGTACCTTGATCACGTGATTATGCGTGTGAATGTATTAAAATGTGGTAAAGTTCGAGTGAAACTTCTTCCACAAATGGCTATGCTTCATGAAAAATACTTTTCAAAAAATAAGATTCCGCCCGCGAAAACACTTGCGGCGGCACTAAAAGCAATCGGCTATGACGAAGAACTCGTTCGTAATGTACCAAGTAAAATTGAAAAAAGAAAATCTGATATGGAAGCTCGATACAAAAAACTTGAACTCGTGTTTAACAAGCCCACGACATCTTCAAAGAAGAAAAAGAAAGAACCCGAGCCAGAACGGGAAGAGGACATTGAAGAAGAGGAAGAAGACATTGAAGATGATGATGCGGCCCCAGATGAAGAAGCGATTGGTGGGGATGACGAAGATGATGACGAACCAGTCGTAGAAGAAGAATATATTTCAGACGTAGAATGAGCCTAAGTCATTGATGCTAGTATTTGTAATCACACTAAAAATGTTTGTGACCAACGTTATCGTCGGAGAACACATCCTCGATCGAGCCTTCTTCTCTGATATAAGAGAAGCATCAAACTACGCGATAGAGAAATCCCGTGAAAAGGTCTGGAAACTGTGCAACGGGTCTGTGTATTACGGAAACGTCGAATCCCGCGTGTACGACATAGACACGTTTGAATCTTCTGATTACAAAGATGAACATATTCTTTCTTTCTTTGGATCCGTGTAGAAATGCAGAGATGAACTGTGACCAGCACGTGGTTAAGATACAGCTCGAAATTGTACAAATGTTATACACGGCATGGCACTTTGCAGGTGAAGAAATGTTTATTTCAGAATATGCGCCATACACAAAAGATGGAAAACGGCGAGGGTATCGCCCAGCACATCCAAAACACCCGATGACTATGTGGATAGGTTCATCACTCGAGAACTATCTATTTGCGTGTAAGATTGGAATGGCACTTACACTTGAATACACAAAACGATATGGAAAGATACACACTTGTGCAAAGCATTTGCTTTGGTTGTATGACCATCGCCCATCTCGGTTTGAAAAAAGGGTGAGTACTACCGCATATTATTCACAAGAAGGTATACCCGAGTGTATGCCCGAAGAGTATCACCATCCATCTATTATCGAAGCGTATCAGATGTATTACATGATGGACAAAATGAAATTTGCGAGGTATAAAGATTTCTGTGTTTAATGTAATATGTTGGCTACGGCTAAACTGTTCAATGCACCTTCTGTGAAGGTGAGTAAGAAACCAGAACCTAGGCTTTTTAGTGATTTTGTAAAAGGTGTAAAGAAAAATCAAGTACAAGAAGTTATCGTTCAACCTAATACTAGTCTCGTGTACTATCTAGACGAAGACGGTCCATCCGTCACCAACTATGTTGGTTCGAATCCATTTTGGGAAACGCTCATGGAAAGTGACGCCGATGTTCAATTGGACTTATCTAATTCCATGAATTTTGCTGATATAGTATCCGTTGGATTTACACTCTTATTTTCCATCGCTCTATTCCGTATGTTTTTTGGTGGTATGGGTAGTGGTCCACCGAACCCTTTCGGTATGAATGAGAAACAAATGGAAGTTGAAAGTGAAATTACTACGAGATTTGATGACGTCCAGGGCATCGATAACGCTAAGGGTGAACTCCAAGAAATCGTTGGATTTCTTCGTGATCCCACCCAATACATCGTGAGTGGTGCAAAGATACCGAAAGGTGCGCTTCTCGCTGGTAAGCCTGGTACGGGTAAAACACTCTTGGCTCGCGCTATTGCAGGTGAATCATCTGTCCCTTTCATTCAGTGCTCCGGGTCTTCTTTCGTTGAAATGTTTGTAGGTGTTGGTGCGAAGCGTGTTCGTGATATATTCGAAATAGCGCGGAAGAATCAACCCTGTATTGTGTTTATTGACGAGATAGACGCTATTGGTAAGAAGCGATCTGCAAATGGTTTTGCCGCGAATGATGAACGCGAACAAACTATTAACCAACTCTTAACTGAAATGGATGGTTTCGATAACGATTCTCAAATTGTCGTTATTGCCGCCACAAACCGCGTCGATATACTCGATGACGCTTTACTTCGACCAGGGCGTTTTGATCGTAAAATACAGGTCAGTCTTCCAGACGTACATGGTAGAGAAAAGATACTCAAAGTACACTCAAAGAACAAGAATCTCGCCCCAGAAGTTGATCTCATGAGTGTTGCGAGACAAACAACGGGATTTTCTGGTGCGGATCTTGAAAATCTCATGAATGAATGCGCCATTTACTCCGTGAGAGAAGGCACAAATCTCATTACACCCTCCATAATTGAAGACGTGTATCAACGTGTGGTTGTGGGTGCAAAAGGTGGTCGACCTATGTCTGATGAACGTAAGAAGCGTGTGGCATATCACGAAGGTGGACACGCCATCATAGGTGTTTTAATGTCCGAATATGACGAAGTTCGTAAAGTGAGTATCATTCCTCGGGGTGATGCGGGTGGTGTTACATTTTTCCAACCCGCGTCAGATGAACTTGGTATGTACACAAAGGAATACCTTTTATCTCAAATAAAGGTCGCTCTAGGTGGGCATGCCGCAGAAGAACTCATGTATGGAAAGGATAACGTGACGACTGGCGCCACGAGTGACTTTTCGCAGGTATATGCAATCGCACGCGAAATGGTGGTCAATTACGGTATGTCCGAAGCCATTGGAAAAATAAATGTACAGGATGGATCTTTGTCTCAACAAACTGCGTATCTTGTAGATCTTGAAGTACACAGAATATCAGATGAGTGTTATGTTGATGTGATGGAGCTTCTGTCTAAACACAAGGAAGAACTCGAAGAACTCAAAGACATTCTCATCAGAGACGAAATCATCGATGGGAAGGTGGTCTATGATATGATAAAAATGTGAGTGAATAGTAGATATGAG